AATTTATCTACAACATCTTTTCTTAACATTGGAGATACAATCTTACCATCCTTAAATTTAGCTCTTACACCTGTATCACCAATTCTAATATTAAGAACTTCTGCCAATGCAGAGTACATTCCTCCCATTGTAAATCCTTTTATACCTCTTTCTGGAGTAAATCTAGTAGCAAACCAATCTTTATATATTTTTGTAGTATACAATAAATCTAATTGAACCCAAGTATCTTCTTCAATTTTAATTATAATTTGTTTACCATCGGATCTCTTTGCACTTTCAATATCAATATAATTTTGACCACTTGTTTCAATAAATTTAATTACATTATTTATATATTCTTTTTTTGTATCGGTGACATCATCTTTTGAATCAATTGGTATAACAACCATTACATCAATATCACCATAAGTTATTTGTTTTTTATCATGTTGATCTTGTTTATAATACCCTGCGGAACCCAATATTTGATAATCTTTAATTGGTGCCAATGGTACATTACTCAAAAACATGTTCAAATCAGCTAAAAAATCCTTAAACTTTTCAGTTGCTTTTTCAATTGTGTCTGGTGATAAAATTGTCTTTGATGTTAATTCTGGTTTTAACCAACCACCTTCATCAATTGGTTGTTTATGTGCAGCTCTATTTGCTGCGCTAAATTTGGAACGAGAAACATACTTAATGTCACCTTCTGGATGGGAAAATACATAACCTTCACCTCCAGGTTCATTGCCTATATATGATTTAATTTCAGTATCTTGATTGTCTATTTGATTGATGATTTCATCTTTTACAGACATTATTTCTACAACAACTTTCCATAAAGATTCAAATCCGTCACGATTACTACTAACATAATCAGTAATTTTCTTTTTCATTGCTCCTGTAAGATTACTTTGATCGATCCATTGTAGAAAATCATCACCAATATTCACTAATCCAGTATCAACTTTACTGTTCAAATATTTATATAAAATATCTGGAAAGTTAGTCATTTTCATGCTAGCTAATTTAGAAGGATTAATAAAATCATCTATATTTCTGGCATGTTTACCTATATAAAGTATAATATCTTTTAATCGTTTTTCATTTACGTCCGGTGGATTATGTACAGATATTGGAGGTATCACTAATAATTGTTTACCTTGAAATACATTATAATTTGTAATTGCAGTTTCATTTCCAAAACTATCCACTTCTCTATGAACAACAACCGCAGCTTTACTTTGTGCAATCTTTCTTCCCAATTCAGAATTGATGTCAACTGCATAAGTTACAATATTTGGTTTAAAAACATATCGTCCATTTTCAATTAACGGTGTATTAAAATATAATAAATCTCCTTTAAAATAACCTCTGAATGTAGATGGAACCGCAGATTCAAATATTGAAAATGCGTTTTTCATATTTTGAACGAAAAATCTATATTCGTCGGTTTTAACACTTTTACCTCTATTCAAAAACATTTGTTCCAATTCTTCTGGTGAAGTTGGTCTACCATTATAACCTTTGGCAACAAATCCACTTTTATCTGTCAATACGAATTTACCTTCATCGTTTCTACCAAATACAACTGCAGGAGAACCATCCCATTTCATTGTAACATTTTTATATCCTCCTTGTTCCAATTCAATAAAACTTTTAATGGAACGAATCGCTCCTTTTGATCCCTCCCAAAAAATTAAATCTTCGGCATGATCTATACGGGTCGCTTCGTTTATCAATATATTAGATACCAGAAATTGTTCTAAATTATTCAGCTTTGTCATATGGTTTTAAAAATGTTTTATCAAATACAGTTATAGCTTTATTATATGAACGATTAGTTTCATCCAATGTATTATCAGTAAATTGCCAGTTCCAAAATAATTCATTTGGTGTTTTGAATCCGAAAAATTGAAGCACTTCTTTTTGCGTTTCCGTTACATCTTTACCGTTCCAATTTTGTCCAGTCGCAATAAATCCTGCATCGATATCCTTTACTATATTTTTTTCTCCCAAATTACTATGTCTATTTTCAATCCAAGTTAATCTTTCAATTAATTTTTGATAATAACCATTTGCTTGTCCCCATCTTATACTAGCAAAAAATAAAACGGTATCACTTTCAAATAATTCTTTACTTATTTTCCATAATTCATCGTTCTTTTCATTTATACTAGCCCAACAACGATGATATCCACTCGGATTCTTTTCTTTATCTTTTAATAATGCTTTTGCAGTTCCACAATGATTACCACCAAATTCTCTATTGCTACTTACATTACCTTCACATGGAAATATATTTAGTTTGGTAGTGTCTATAAGAGTTACCTTTTCTTTGCCTAATAAATCTTGAATTTTAGTAGCTAGTTGATTGCTTTTAGGTACATCTTCTTTGTGTTGTGACCATCTATTACTGGTAGTCAATAATAGTACTTTATTCTTATTTCTTAAATAATCAATGGTTTTCTTATACTTTTTCGCATAAAAATCCATATCTTGTTCACTAGAAGGCAATTGTGCTTCTAATAATAAGTCAGTTAGCTTAATCATCGTACAATATAAATAGATTTAACAAAGAAAAAACCCCACTTATTTCTAAGTGGGGTTCGTTGTTTAGCGTTGTTTAACCATTAGGGAAGGTTGCGCCTGTTGGTAGAATGTTGAAATCAAGTACGATGAATTCAGCAGTCTTTGTTGGTTGTAGATAGATTTGTCCATATAGGATATTTCTATCAACCAAGTCAGGAGTATTATTTGTATCATCCATTACAACTTGGAATGCGTACAATCCGCTACGTTGTTGTACTGATTCCAAATATGGATTTACGATACTCAAGAAACGGTTTCTTGTAGCAGCTACATTTTGTTCGAATACTAAGAACTTACTGCTACTTGCAATAAACTTCTTGAGTGCGATTAACAATCTACGAACATTTACTCTGTCAAGAGCACTTGGTTGAATTTGAAGTGTCTTTTGACCCCATACACAGATACCTTGACCAGGGAATGCTGCGATTGGGTTTACACGGCCTTCATACAATGTATCTCTTTCACTATGAGTTGTTCTGTCAAGAACTTGAACTGCTTGTGCGATTCCACCACGATTTAAACCGGCTGGAGCGAACCATTCAGCAGCAGCATTGTCATTAGCAGCATAAACTGATGGCATTACTACTGATGGAGGTACACTTACAATCTTATTCAAGTTTGTATCTAGGATCTTAACCCAAGGATAATATGTAGAAACATAACTACTGTCAATTGTAGATACATCATTTACTGCTGCATCAATCAATCCTACAGTTTGGTTACTTGCTGGGAATACGATGTTATCCATGATGTAGAAAGTATCACCACGGGCTTCACACATATCTGTTACCAAGTCAGTAACATAACTGTGTTGTTCATGGAAAATACCAGGAGTTACAATCAAGTTGATGTCGAATTCATCTGCATTTCCAAGAGCGCCTACACATTGTTTGTAAGCGATTGAACCTGCACTGTTGATATTTGTACAATTCAAACCTTGAGTGTTACCAGCAGTAATATCAGATCCAACATTAATTGGAATTGCTGGTGATTGACCATCAAATCCACCTTGGAAACCTACTACGAACTTACGCATCTTGACATATGTAGATTCGTTAGTTGCATCATATGTTGAAGGAATACTACCACTCAATGAAGCAGCGAGTAGTGAACCTGTACCAACATTGGAACTTGTTGCTTCTAAGTCAAATGCGACATTATATCCTACAGTAGCACCAAATGGTAGAGGAGCAAAATATTGTTCTGTGTCAATCTTTACACCTGCATTTGCAGAACTGGTTGGATACAAAGCAGTCAATTCTGCATCTGCACCAAGTGGAATATCACTCATTACTGTACCAGATGGATACTTACCAGGAGCCAATCCGTAAATACTTGCTTTACTATATTGTACTACTGGAACATAATCACCAATTGTACCTCCAAGTGGAGTTACATAAGCTTCATTACCATAAGGAACTGCAGATACTGGATATGCAACAGTGTTCATCTCAATTCTGATATACTTACTCAAGTTTGTATAAGTACCGAATTCAATGATCTTACCGGCATAAGTAATGAAATTATATCTGTCACCAATTCTACGAGCAACAAAGTTTGAAGAATTTGGATCTAGACTCAAGTTTTGGAAAATTTCCAAATACTTTGGTTTCTTATCTGTATCACTATAAGATCTTACGGCAAGTGTGAATGAACCCCAATCACTTCCTACAACTGTACTTGCCAATTTAACATTACTAATTTCGATCTTATATTGTTTATTGGTATTTGTACCATCACTTAAAGTGTGTACTTTAAACAATTGATACTTGGTTGTAGAACCACCTGTTCCAGAGGTACCACTCCAAGGAGCAATTCCTTGTGACAAGATCCAAGGTGTTGCTGCACTAGTTAATCCATATTGTGAATCACCTGCATTCAAGTTTGTTGAATATTGGTCGGTGAATTTCAATACTTCACCAGTTGCGAATGAACCGGATGGTAGATATGCACCATATACTTTCCAACCAGGATTTCCACTATTCAATTCATCATTTACTTTTTGAATTGAATCTTCGAATGTCTTATATAAATAAGCGGCTTCGATCTTGGCACCAGAAACTTGGTCTGCTTGATTACCAACAGTTGCGTCATCCCCAAATACATTAGTTATATAATTTGAATCGGCAGGATTCAATGAGAAATCATAATAACCAATTATAGAAGCATTTTGTGTCAAAACTAATTGGAAATCACTCAATGATGATGGATTTTGAGAACCACTATAATTACCTGATGTAGCAGTCTTTTGAATTAATGACGAACCACTAAAACCAGGAGCATTAAAACTACTAT